TGACATCTATATCAATAGAGCATATGATAGAGATGGTACAGGAATTACAACTACTGCAATTTCAAATGCTAGAATTAAATTATGGAGTGATTTGGGAGAGTCAACAATTACTATTGGAACTTCAGAATCTACTTTTGGTGCCAATGCTCAAATCAGATATGGAAATAGAAATCCAGCATCAATTTATAGCAATGATCAATCTCTAGATTTTATTAACAATGGTAATGGAAATATTAATTCATATTTACAATTAGGATCATCTGCTGGTATCGATACCGGATCATTCTTCTGGCATAAAGGTGTTGATAGACTAATGGCTCTCACTTATGAGGGTAATTTGGGAATTGGTATAACAAATCCAACAGAAAAATTAAATGTTCAGGGTACTTCTTTCTTCTCTGGTGTAGCAACTTTTGATAATAATATCGTTATCAATGGAACTTTAACTTCAACATTTACAGGCAATTTGTTGAATTCTTCAAGTGCTGTTGTTGTAAATGTGGAAGAACAATTATTAGAGGGAAATGTAAATACTAATACTGGTATTTCAACTTTTAATAGAGTTTCTATAGCATCAACAATAGAAACACCAAATATCCTCGTAAATCAAGCTTCTAGATCTTCAGTTGATCATGTTATTAGTGTAAATGAAAATTCAAGCAAATTCTATGTGGATGATGAGGGTGGAATAGGAATATCAACATCAATTGGTATTGATGATACTAATATTGCAGTTAATTGTATACAAAAACAGGCAGTTTTTGCCGGTGTTGGTGTTGGAACAATTATACCTAGATGTGCTGCCGACTTTGCAGACGCTGGCACTGTTGGTGTAACAACTACTCATAGATATTTCTTACCACCTAGGGTAGGAACAACTGATAGAAATGGTATTGGAGTTACAGAAACTGGTGCCACAATTTACAATACAACCTTGAATAAATTACAAGTCTACACGGGATCTGTTTGGGAAACCTTAACTAGCAGCTAATTATGTCTTTACCAGTATCACCAAAATCATTATCCGCAGCACAAATTGAGCAAGAATTTGGAAGAAACTCTAGTTCCGAATGGAGAATTAGTGATTATAGAAAATCTACCAATCTTGGTGGGGTAGATTGGCCAGTTGATGATGGTATTCCGACATCTAATGAGATTAAGTTTAGTGATTTTTATGGCAAACAGCACAATATAGTTATTCTCATGAGTGGTGGTGATGCTGTTAGGCAAAAAATACTTAAGGATAAAACCAGTATAGACAGCACTGCATATAGGAACACCAATTCAAATGTTAGAAAAACATCTAAAAATATTGTTTATGTTATTAAAAAAATTGGATCTTCAAAGTATGAAACTGGTGATGTTAAAAAGTATTGTGCATTGAGAACACAACCCAATGACCGTTGGTTTGGTGGCAATCCAAATGGTGCAAGGGTTATTATTAGGGTGGGATCTGGTGGTGGATTATATGGTGCAGGTGGAGATGGTGGAAAAGGTGGAAAATATAACCGTGATGGTGCAAGCGGAAATGATGGAAGTAGTGCATTAGGAATACAAGTAGATGTAGAATCTGTGATTGTAGATGCAGGTGGAGTTATCCAAGCTGGTGGCGGCGGAGGTGGCGGAGGCGGTGGTGCTAAAGAAACATCCGAAACCAATAGGAAAGCTGGCGGTGGTGGCGGTGGTGGCGGAGCAGGGTATCCTAAAGGATTCCGTGGTGGAGCAGGAGAAGGAAATAGACCTAATGATTCAGAAAATACTCTTGCAACTGACGGAAATGGGGGAGTCTTAAGGATTGGTGGTGATGGTGGTCGTGGCGGTAATAATGATGGTGAAGCTCGCGGCGGTGGCGGCGGTGGCGGCGGAACATATAATACAACGGGATCAGGTGGAAATGGTGGAGAGAACGGCGGCGGTAGCTCTGGTGATGGTGGTAATGGTAGCGGTAGTAATGGAGAAGGTGGATCAGGTGGAGCAGGAAGAGCTACTGGTAGTAAAGGAGAAAAAGAAAGTGAAGGTGGAAGTCGTGGAGAAGGTGGTTATGCAATCACTAGAGAAGGTTACGTTTCACAAGCACCTAGTGTTAGTGGAGATGTTTACGGACCTGTAGGACAGTATGGAGTTAGTTAAATAGTAGAAACCATTGACTTTATTATGTTATGGAAGAGGAATTGAATGCAACAGTATGTGAAAATCCATTTCCACATTTGATTATAGAAAATTTCTACAATGAAGATGAACTAGAACTGATATGGCAGGAATTAAATTTTTACACACTACCTAATAAGTTATTATCAGCAAAAAAATTTGGTGGAGTTGTAGGGAAGACAGAATCTAAAGGTATTATTTTAGATAATCTTTACAAAAATTATAAAGATATAGATATAAATTATAGAGATATTTCCAATATCTTAACAGTCAATCGCAAATTATTTAACTCTGGTGTTCTAGATGTATTTGCAGATATACATGATTGCTGTAGTATTGCTTCTAAATCAAATAATGATATAACAAAAATTAGATATTATCATGATGGTGAAGGATATGAACCACATACTGATAAAGGTTTTCATTTCTTAGCATTTTCTTATTTTTATAGAGAACCAAAAAAATTCACTGGTGGAGAATTATTTTTCCCCAAATATGATTATGAAGTTCCTTGCGATAATAACTCAATGATTATTTTTCCTGGATGGGTGGAGCATGGTGTAAGAGAGGTAAGTATATCTGATTCAGAATACTTTGAGGGTTATGGTAGATATGCCATCACATCATTCTTTGGATGTAACCCACCATCAGTATAACTTGACAAAATCTCAAATCGTATGTAGACTATGTTTGTTGCTTTTGAAGGATGAGCTTTAAGAACATAGAGATATTTGATAGTTTTTTATCAATACATGAGCATGACTTTGTATTGAATTATTGCTTAGAAGCATCATATACTTATGGAGAGTGGGATAGACCAGAAACACCACCTACAGGAATGGTTCATGAGATTGATAAGACAAATGAGATTTATGAATTATTTGAATGTAGGACTGAAGATCTAGTTACAGACTTCAAACTTAATAGGATGTATATAAATTGCTTTGCACCAACAGAGTGTCCATATTTTCATACTGACGGTCAAAATGGTATAACTTTTTTATACTATTCACAAGATACGTGGGATATTGATATGGGTGGAGAAACTCAATTTGTAATTGATGATGAAATAAAAGGAGTTTTCCCAATACCAAATCGTATGGTTATGTTCAATGCTAATATATTACATCGTGCTACTACATTTAGATCTCGACATAGATTTACACTAGCTATCAAATATGGATTATGAAATCAGAAATTTTTCCAGTAACAGTATTTAAATCTAGAGTTCATGGTAACGAGATTTTAAAATCAATTCTAGTTCCACTTATACTAGATTCTATAGATGAACTAGAAATACCTAAAGACTGGACTACAAACAAGGTTCTTACTTCCTTTGGGCAAGAAAAAGATTTCATCGAGAATAATAAAGACATCATGCTCAATAATTATCATCAGACGATTGATGAGTTTTTTGATAAAGAATATGAACTACATTTTACTGATTTTTGGTATAATGTATATCAAAATGGTGAGTGGCAAGAAAAGCATGATCATCTTGGATCTCAAGTAAATCCCGCACAATTTTCTTTCATTCATTTTTTATCTTATGATAAAGATGAGCATCAACCACCAAATTTTACAGATCCATTGAGATGTATGCGATACCTGAGTATTGAGATGGATTCAAATAATTGTGGTGAAGTATATGTACCAAGAGTAGAAGAAGGGGATTTGTTGATGTTCCCATCATACTTACAACATTTTGTTTCACCTGACAAGGTAACGGATAAACCAAGAATAACAATCTCATTTAATGCCATCGTAACACAATATGGGGATGAGCAAAGAGTTTATGGATAGGGAGCACCTGACCCCCCTTTTCATGCTATACTATCCTTAGTTCAAACGAAACCAGTGACCATCACTCTTCGCCCCCATCAGCAGAATGCTCTGGATGCGATGCAGCAAAATATCAAAGGTCAGATCATCATCCCCACAGGTGGTGGTAAGACAATTTGCATGATCAAAGATGCTAAGCGTCAATTTGATTGTATTGGTTCTACCACTATTGTTGTGGTTGCTCCTCGCATTCTCCTAGCAGAACAACTCTGTAAAGAGTTTCTTGAAATCATTGATGATGTTGCTGTATATCATGTTCATAGTGGTGAAACTGAACACTTTAGTAGCACTAAACCTGCACTGATTGCTAACTGGCACCGTCAAGCGTATCGCAATCAATTGTTTTTCACTACCTACAATTCTCTGCATCGTATTCAGGAAGCAGGTATTCACGTTGATACAATTTATTTTGATGAAGCACATAATTCTGTAAAGCGTAACTTTTTTCCTGCAACTGAGCACTTTAGTAATGAAGATAATCGTTGCTACTTCTTTACTGCAACTCCTAAACACTCTGCCACCATCTTCAAACCAGGAATGAATGATGCTGCTGTATATGGGCAGGTTATTTGCAATGTTCCTGCACCTAAACTGGTAGAAGAGGGTTATATTCTTCCTCCTAAAGTTGTGATTAAGGAACTTCCTCAAGGTGATTACAAACAGTCTGATAGTCAGAATCTACTTGACACCATTGATGACAATTCTTTAGGTAAGATCCTTGTTGCTGCACGTTCTACTAAACAGATTATCAATCTGATTTCTAAGAGTGACTTCTGTGTTCAACTTCAGAAGCGCGGATATAACTGGATGATTATTACATCCAAAACTGGTGCAATTATCAATGGTGAGAAAGTTTCACGCGACAAGTTCTTCAAAACTTTGAACCAATGGGGTCAAGATGATACTCGCTTTGTCATTATGCACCATTCTATTTTGTCTGAGGGTATCAATGTCAAAGGACTTGAAGCCGTGTTGTTTATGCGGAACATGGATTATATTGGTATCAGTCAGTCAATTGGTCGTGTGATCCGTTTAGGTGGCACTGAGAAGACTTTCGGACTTGTATGTGTGCCAGTCTTTGATAAGGTGGGTATTGGTACTGCTAGGAGCGTAAAAGCGGTGGTAGATACTGTGTTTCAACAAGGTGAACCTGCAATTTCTGTAATTAAGCGATGATTGATTTTACTACATTCCAACTTGATCGACTTTCTAAAGTTTTAAGATCAATTAGTGGTTACACTGATAATAATTTAAGATACCCCAAAGCAGGAGAATTAGTTGAGAAAGCACTTGCCGAATATAGCAATGGTCTTCTTACTAGAGTAAATCTCCCTGGCATCGATCTTGTGACATCTGATGGTGTGAGTTATGAATCAAAAGTAACTCAGTTTTCTAACAAATCTCAGATGGCAGTTCGTTCTCTAATATTGAAGAATCGACGTTCTGCTAAGAATCATAAGGATAAATTAGCAGATTATTTTATAATAACCGATGTAAAAAAAGGTAAGGCATGTTGTATCCCATCATCAAAATTTTATAATTTTAAGGATACTGGTGCGGTAATGACTGCGAGCGCAGATCCAGAACTTGCTGATTTTTTCATGACTGGTTATGATTATCTTGAAGAAATTGGGAGTGTACGGGATTATTTTGATGAATCTGAAGACTTTGATCTGTCATTTATTAAATCTTTGTAAAATCTCTAAAGTCACCCCCCTCCCAGCACAAGATGTGCTATACTATCAGTATCCAGGAACCAAACCATGAAGTGCAAAGTTCAACTTTTTAAAGCGGGAACCGTTTTCGAGGAGGTTGTCGTTGCTGTTGATTATTCTGATGCTAAAAGAGTTGCTTTAGCACGAAACCCTGGAGCAACTGTAATTAGTGTTAATGCAATCTTTGGATGAGTTTTCTAAAACCCTTTATTCCCTTTCCGTCTATTCTTGATACCAAACCTAAGAATCCTCTTGGTTATGTAACCAATGATGGATTATGGGCAGCAGTACCCTGTGGTAAAAAATTTGTCATTATACATAATGGCAGTCACGTAAAGGTATTAAAAACTTACAAACAATCTGTTGATTTTATCAACAACCAACGGAAAACCATTAAAAAGAAGTCACGAAAATGACCGATCAAAAACACCAAAAACGACGCGATGCTCTGGGTTTATTTTATGAGAGTGTTCTAAAACCAGATAATCAACTTCGTCAATGTGCTCATAATCAAGAGTGCTTTAATGAATTAATGGAATGGAGAAAAGACATTATACAGTATTTGGATGAGCGACGAAATCAAGAGTTTCATTACAAAAATAAATAAAAATAAAGAGACATAAATTTATGTTATCTACTGCATATCGCCTTCGTCTTGAATCTATTTGTCGATGTATCGTTAATAATGAAGAAGTAAAATTAGATGATATGATCTGGGCAGAAAAACTTGCCAAATCTCATACCCTTGCCAGGGATTGGATGAAGCAAGCAAGACGACAAGCTGCTCAAGATATTGAGGAAGGTAGTACCGACGATTTTTTGAATAGGATGGGATTAGGGGATCCTGACCCATCCAATCATAAAACGGGATTTAGTAGTGCTGACGATATTAAAGATTGGTTTCAGCAGGATAGATCTGATGATTGGCGACAACGTGATTGATTATGTCTGTATCACAACATGGGATCCTATTTTTGAGATGATACGCTATCATTGGGTACACAAGTCCGAAAAGGATCCTGTGCAATTTGTGAAAAACCTCAACCCAAAAGAGGTACATCTTTGAAGCAACTCTTTATCGTACCTGTTAGTGAGAATGAGTGTGTCACTCACGATGGATATATTCAAATTGGCGTGTTTGATCACTCTGTAGAAAAACATCTAAAGTTAAATCCTACTATTAATTGGCAGGAAACATATTGGATGCCAGACATCTGGGCAAATAGATATAAGAGAGTATCATTTCAACAAACCGAAAAGAAAAACGAAGGTTCACCTAGAACTGATAACGCAACAGATAGTCGCCCTAGAGATTTTCCTGAACAAGCGACTAATAGATTAGAAAGAACATTGTAACTAACATAGGAAAACTAATGAACTCAATAGTGTTATACACGAACGGAAATCAAGAATGTGAACGTGCTAGAATGCTTTTAGAAAAACTTAATACTCAAATACAAGAATATAAATTAAATAACCATTTTACTCAGAGAGCATTTGTTTCTGAGTTTGGTGAAGGTGCGGAGTATCCACAAGTTTCTATTGGATATAAGCATATTGGTGGACTCAAAGATACATTACACTATTTTCAAGAGAATAATCTACTATGAATCCAATAATTTTA